GGCCTGGTAATGATTACATGGGAGCTTTTGGTTGTGATAGTTACGATATATCTGGAACTGTAGACAGAAGAGGATCAAATGGAGCTTTACATGGTTTGACTAAGTTTAACATGGATAATGTTCCATCAAATCATTTTTTCCTAGAATATATATCTAGACCTCAAACAGCTGAGATATTTTTTGAAGATGTATTGATGGCTTGTGTTTTTTATGGTATGCCAATACTAGCTGAAAATAACAAACCTAGGTTATTGTATTATTTTAAACGTAGAGGTTATAGAGGTTACTCTATAAATAGACCAGATAAAAAATACAGTAAATTATCAACCACAGAAAGAGAAATAGGTGGAATACCAAACTCTAGTGAAGATATAAAGCAAGCTCACGCAGCTGCTATAGAATCTTACATAGAACACCACGTTGGTTTAAAAGATGATGGTAACTATGGTGATGTTTATTTTCAAAGAACTCTTGAGGATTGGGCTAAATTCAATATAAACAATAGAACATCTCACGATGCGTCTATAAGTTCAGGTTTAGCAATCATGGCTTGCAATAAAAATAAGTATAAACCAAATCCAACATTTAAAAGACCTTCTTATAATTTAGGTTTTAAAAGATATAATAACAAAGGTACATTGTCAAAAATAATTGAATAAATGAAAATATATACTAATTCAAATAGCGCTTTTCCTAGTCAGGTAGTACCAGACGCTGAAAAAGCTTCAAGAGAGTACGGCTCTCAAGTAGCTTCTGCTATTGAAACTGAGTGGTTTAATCAAGGTAGAACAAACGGTAACAGATACCTTACTAGTTGGAATAATTTTCATAACCTAAGACTATACGCTAGAGGAGAGCAATCTGTTCAAAAATACAAAGACGAGTTATCTATAAATGGTGATTTGTCTTATTTAAATTTAGACTGGAAGCCAGTTCCTGTTATATCTAAATTTGTTAATATAGTAGTAAATGGTATATCTAATAAAGAGTTTGAAATTAAAGCATATTCTCAAGATCCAGAGTCTGTAAAAAAACGAACAAAATATGCACAGGCTATAGCTGAAGATATGTACGCTAAAGAATTAATGCAGCAAGCAAAGCAAGCTTTGGGCATTGATGCTAAACAGTCAAAAATACCAGCTGAACAACTACCTCAAAGTAATGAGGAATTAGAACTTCACATGCAACTTTCCTACAAACAATCAGTAGAAATAGCAGAAGAGGAAGCTATAACAACTACATTAGCTAGTAATAGATGGCCATTGACAAAAAGAAGAATAAACGAAGACTTAGTTGTTTGTGGTATTGCTTGTGCTAAAACAAGTTTTAATAAAACAAACGGTATAGTTGTTGACTATGTTGATCCAGCTAATTTAATATATTCCTATACAGAAGATCCTAACTTTGAAGATGTTTACTATGTTGGTGAAGTTAAATCTATTACAATACCTGAATTAAAAAAACAATTTCCTAGTATACCAGAAAAAGAACTTCAAAGAATACAGGAAATGCCAGGTAATAGGCAGTACATAACAGGGTGGGGTAACTACGACAGTAACACGGTTCAAGTTATGTATTTTGAATATAAGACGTATATGAACCAAGTGTTTAAATTAAAAAACACTGAAAATGGTTTAGAAAAAGTTATTCAAAAAACAGACGAATTTAATCCACCACCTGCTGACACGTATAACAAGGTTTCTAGAACCATAGAAGTTTTATACTCAGGTGTTAAAGTTCTTGGTACGGATATAATGTTAAAATGGGAACTTGCTGAAAATATGACAAGGCCTAATTCTGACAACACTAAGGTTGAAATGAACTACGCTATATGCGCACCTAGAATGTATAAAGGTAGAATAGAATCTATAGTAAGTAAGATAACAGGTTTTGCTGACATGATTCAAATAACACATTTGAAAATGCAGCAGGTCTTGTCTAGAATGGTGCCAGATGGTGTGTTTTTAGATATGGATGGGCTCGCTGAAGTTGACCTAGGTAACGGCACAAATTATAATCCAGCAGAGGCATTAAACATGTATTTTCAAACTGGTTCTATCGTTGGTAGATCTCTAACTCAAGATGGAGAGCTAAATAGAGGTAAAGTGCCTATTCAAGAATTACAATCATCAGCTGGAAGCGCTAAGTTACAAAGCTTAATAATGACTTACAATTATTATCTACAAATGATAAGAGATGTAACAGGTCTTAACGAAGCTAGAGATGGTAGTATGCAGGATAAAGACGCATTAGTAGGCATAGCAAAGATGGCTGCTAATCAATCTAATATAGCAACTAAGCACGTTAATCAAGCTAGCTTATTTCTTGCTCTTAGAATATGTGAAAACATATCTTTAAAGATGGTTGATGTACTTTCTTTTCCTTTAACTAAAAATGCTTTAATAGAGAGCATATCATTATTTAATGCTAGTACATTAGCTGAAATAGCTACACTTAATCTGCATGATTTTGGTATATTCTTAGAATTAGAACCTGATGACGAAGCTCAAGCTCAGTTAGAGCAAAACATACAAATAGCTTTGCAAAGCGGAGGTATTGACTTAGAAGATGCTATAGATATAAGGCAAATAAAAAACCTTAAACTAGCTAATCAGTTGCTGAAGCAAAAAAGAAAAAAGAAAATAGCAAGGGAGCAAGCGCAACAACAGCAAATGATTCAAGCACAAGCACAAGCAAATGCTAAAACTACAGAAGCTGCCGCTATGGCTGAGGTTCAAAAAAACCAAGCTATGACAGAATCAAAAGTACAGGTAGAACAAGCCAAGTCACAGTTTGAAATTCAAAGGATGCAAACAGAGATGACGGTTAAACAACAGTTAATGGCTCAAGAGTTTGAGTACCAAAAACAGTTAGCTCAAATAAAAATGGGCGTAGAGTCTGAGAAAGAAAGCAAAATAGAAGATAGAAAAGATAAAAGAGTTAAATTACAAGGAACTCAACAAAGTCAATTAATAAATCAACGACAAAACGATTCAGCTCCAGTAGATTTTGAAAGTGGAGATTCATCACAACTAGGCACGTTTGGTTTACAAAATATAATGCCGCCTAGTTAACTATTTAATAATTATATAATATTTTATCATGTCAGAAGAAACAAAATCAAATGAGCCTATCAAGCAAGAAGGTGAGTTTAAAATTAAAAAGAAAAAACCTAAAAATTTAAGTCTACAATCTAAAGACGAAATAACCAAGGTTGATTTAACAAAACCAGAGGCAACAGGTGATATAGCCCCAGAGGTTATAAAAGTGGAAATACCTACTGAGGCTTTAAAAAAAGAAGAAGATGCCATTCAAATCGGAGAAACAAAGAAAATGGATGTGGGCGAACAAACCGGAGATAGCTCTGGAGTGGACGAACAAGTATCAAAGCCCAGCGAGGTTGTTGAAGAAATTACCCCGATCCAAGAAATAACAAAAGAAGAGGTAAAGGAAATAGCGAAAGAAGTTAAAGAAGCGCAAAGAGATGAAAAAATCTTAGGTAAACCTTTACCAGAAAACATTGAAAAACTAGTATCTTTTATGGAAGAAACTGGTGGAACTGTACAAGACTATGTGTCTTTAAACAAAGATTATAGTTCTTATAGTCCTAAGGATGTTTTAAAAGAATATTATACAAAGGCAAAACCACATTTAGATCAAGAAGAAATTAGCTTTTTAATGGAAGATAATTTTGATTTTGATGAAGATGTAGATGAGCCAAGAGAAATACGTAAGAAAAAACTTGCGTTTAAGGAAGAGGTTGCAAACGCAAAACAATTTCTTGAAAGTTCTAAGAGCAAATATTACGACGAGATCAAGTTGAGACCGGGCGTTACTCAAGAACAACAAGAGGCTATTAGCTTTTACGACCAATACAAGCAGCAACAAGAAGTTGCTACACAAGTGCACGGTGACTTTAGAGACAGAACTAAAAAACTATTCAACAACGAATTCAAAGGTTTTGAATTTGATCTTGGTGAAAAAAGATTTAGATATGGCATTAAAGATCCGGTTAAAGTAGGTGAACTACAAGCTGATGTACAAAACTTCGTAGGTAAATATACAAACGAAGAAGGATTAATGACAGACGCTGCAGGTTACCATAAAGCAATGTATGCTGCTATGAACGCAGATAAACTTGCTAATCATTTTTACGAACAAGGAAAAGCTGATGGTGTAAAAAGCATAATCAGTGGATCTAAAAATCCATCTAAAGACGAACCTAGGCGAGTTGCCGACGGAAATGTATTTATAAATGGATTAAAAGTTAAAGCAATTAGTGGGTTAGACTCGTCAAAACTAAAAATTAAAACTAAAAAGTTTAACTAATTAAAAATTAAAATTATGGCAATTGCTCCGCAATTTGGTTCAATCGTACCAAGTCAACAACAACAAACGTTGGCAAACAACTACCTAAATTTCACAGGTGGACAAAACGATTTCTCACAACAATACCTACCAGAGCTTTACGAAGCAGAGGTAGAAAGATATGGTAACAGAACGTTATCAGGATTTTTAAGAATGGTTGGCGCTGAAATGCCAATGACATCTGATCAAGTAATTTGGTCTGAACAAAATAGATTACACATTGCTTATAACAACTGTACTTCAGCTTCTGGAGCGGGAACAATTACAATTCCTGTTACAGCTGCAGGTGCTGCTGTGCCGGTTGTAAACGTAATTTCTCCAGGTGCAACGATAGTTGTAATGGATCAATTCGGTGGTGAAGCAAAATGTTTTGTTAGAACTTCTGACACTCGCTTAGCAGGTGGAGGAGGTAATCCAGGACAGTTAGTTGTAGAGCCTTATGGTTTTGCTACTTTAGCTGCTGCTGGTATTGCTGACGGTGCTGGAAAAAAGATATTTGTTTACGGTTCTGATTTTCAGAAAGGAACTTCAACTGCAAATGCAGCTGTAGGAGCAAATACTTATGCTGCTAATAATAACCCTATGGTTACTGTAGATCCTAGCTTTACTCAATTTTCAAACTCTCCAATAATCATTAGAAGTACTTATACTATCAATGGTTCTGACACTGCTCAGATTGGATGGGTAGAAGTTGCTACTGAAGATGGAACTGGAGGATACTTATGGTATTTAAAAGCTGAATCTGAAACTCGTTTACGTTTTGAAGATTACTTAGAAATGGCAATGGTTGAAGGAGAATTAAGTGCTGGTGGACCTGCTGCATTGACAAATCAAAGTGGTGGTTCTCAAGGTTTATTCTCTGCTATCAGTCAGAGAGGTAATGTACAAACTGGATTTACAGCTGCTGCTGGATTAGATGCTTTTGATGCAATACTTAAAAACTTAGATACTCAAGGAGCTATTGAAGAAAACATGTTATTCTTAAACAGAGCTACTGCTCTTGATTTTGATGATATGCTTGCTTCTATCTCAGGTGGATTCGCTGGAGGTACTGCTTTTGGATTATTTGAAAATTCTGAGGAAATGGCATTAAATTTAGGTTTCTCTGGTTTCAGAAGAGGTTCTTATGACTTCTACAAAACTGACTGGAAATACTTAAACGATGCTTCTACTCGTGGAGCTATTGCTGGACCTGCATCTATTGAAGGTGTATTAGTACCAGCTGGAACTTCTACGGTATATGATCAAATCTTAGGAACAAACATTAGAAGACCATTCTTACACGTGCGTTATAGAGCTTCTCAAGCTGATGACAGACGTATGAAGTCTTGGTTAACTGGTTCTGTAGGAGGTGCTTTTACTTCATCTTTGGATGCAATGGAAGTAAACTTCTTATCAGAAAGATGTTTAGTTACACAAGCTGCGAACAACTTTGTATTGTTCAAAGGAATCTAAGATTCAACAAATGTAATTCTTACCCTCGTTGTAACCACGGGGGTAACAATTACTCTTATAAAATTATTTAATTATATTATATTATGTCAACAAAAAAACAAACTAAACCTACTGAGTGGGAAATAAAAGATAGAAATTACTATCTAACAGGTAATGAGTCACCATTGACTTATACAATACCTAGTAAGCATACAAAAAAACATCCATTATTGTGGTTTGATGAAGCAATAGGATCTCAAAGAGAACTTAAGTACGCGACAAATCAAGCATCTGTCTTTGTAGATGAACACAAAGGAGAATCAACAATGGGTCATATAACTTTTAGAGACGGCGTTTTAGCTGTTCCAAAAGAAAAACAAAACTTACAAAAAATGTTGTCTTTATATCACCCTCTATCAGGGCATAGGTTTAAAGAACTAAAACCACAAGAAAATGCTGTTAACGAATTACAGTGGATGGAGTGGGAAATACAAGCACTTTTAGCAGCTAGAGATATGGATATAGACCAAGCCGAGGCTGTACTGAGAGTGGAAATAGGAACTAGCATAAACAAACTAAGTTCTAAAGAAATAAAAAGAGATTTACTAATGTTTGCTAAATCAAATCCACAATTATTTATGGAGCTAGCAAATGATGAAAATGTACAATTAAGAAATTTTGGTATAAAAGCCACTGAAGCTAGAATAATAAAGTTATCACAAGATCAACGTGTATTTACTTGGGCTAGCAATGGAAGAAAATTAATGACTGTACCATTTGATGAAAATCCATATGCGGCGTTTGCTGCTTTCTTGAAGACTGATGAAGGAGTAGAAATATACAAGTCTATCGAGAAAAAGTTTAAATAACATGTAATACTAATATAGGGCTCGTTCACTCGGGCCCATATTATAATAAACAAATTAAAATGGCAATAAACGTAGATCAAGTTTATAAAACAGTCTTGTTAATAATAAATAAGGAACAAAGAGGTTATCTCACGCCTAACGAGTTTAACAAGTTAGCTACTCAAGTACAGCTTGATATAGTTGACACTTACTTTGAAACTATAAACCAACAACTACGAGTGCCGCAAAACGAAAGTGAATACGGTGACAGGTACAAAAGCGTTCAAGAAAAACTTGACGTTTTTAAAACTATAGGCTCTTGTACTTATACTGCACCAACTACAACGCAACCAGGTTTTTTCACGACCCCAACATCTTCAGGGACAGCTACTGGAACTCAAAACTTAACAGGAATATTAAACACTATATCATATCCTTTAACAACTATAACTCAGGCTCAGGTTGAACAAAGCCAAATTGTTGTAACTGTTAATGGTATTGTGTATACTAATTACAACATAACAGGTGGTAACTTTAATTTAACAGCAGGAGCGCTAGGTGTAGGTGTAAATATAGTTATAACATTGTATCCTTTAGATTTTTATAAGTTAGGTACTGTTATTTATAATGACGATAAAGAGGTTGAGGCTGTTCAAAGAAATGAGCTAGCTCAATTAAACCTATCTACAATAACTAAGCCTTCAACTTATTTTCCAGTTTACCTTTATGAAGGTAATAAAATAACTATATATCCTCAATCAATAAATTCTAGCGTACAGGCTACTTACGTTAGAAAACCAGCGGATGTTGTTTGGAATTTCACATCATCTCAGCCAGATTACACATATATATGGAATCCTTCTACTTCAGTTGATTTTGAATTAGATATTACAGAGCAAACAAATGTTGTTTTGCAGATCTTGCTTTACGCAGGAGTTGTAATAAAAGACCCAAATATAGTTCAAGCTGCTGCTAGTGAAATTGCTCAAGAGGCACAAAACGAAAGAAACTAATATATAATGGCTATACAACCTACTAATAACGGATTAATAACTGAAAATTCTCAACAGTATTATCAAGGAACACAAGACTTTAGAGGAGCTGGAACAATAACAGTTAATCAAAAGTTTGTAACAGACTTTGATTCTGATTTAATACTAGGAAGCTCTACTAGTTGGAATCCTAGTGATCCTGATTATGGTTTAAACAATTTCAAAGTTTACACAAGCCCAAGCGGTTTAGCTGGTACTTGGAGTCAATGGGTTACGGAAATAGTGGTTACTAATGGTAAAACAATATCTTTAACTGCATCACCTTCAGCTAACGCTTTTATAGTTGTTCAGTTAACAACACTAAGTGGTGGTAAGTATGCTAACACAGAAGCTGAAAAAGCATATGGTCAAACAGTAGAAGATAATTACGGAGGATATCAGTACGTAAAGTTAAATGACATTGTAAGTAATTTTTTAGTAGGATACATAGGGCAAGGTAAATTAATACCAAATGCCAAGAGAACAGATGTAATATTCCACACTAAGAGAGCAATGCAAGAGTTTAGTTATGATACTTTAAAAAGTATAAAAAAAGCTGAACTAACTATACCCAACGAACTTACGTTAATATTACCTCAAGATTATGTTAACTACGTAAGTATGTCTTGGATTGATGAGCTAGGTGTTAAAAGACCTATGTACCCAGCTAACAACTTAACAACTAGTCCTTATTACACTCAAGCTCAAGATTCAGCAGGTATACCAACTCAGGATCAATGGGGTAATGACATAGAGGGAACATCTATAACACAAGAAAGATGGCACAATGCTAATACTGATTTTATTGACGGAAACTTCACTAATGATTTCACAAATGATATGTGGGCTTACAACTGGGGTGGTTTAGGAAGTAATATTGGATCTGGTTATGGAAGAATGTACGGAATGGATCCTCAATACTCTCAAATGAACGGTTGGTTTAACATGAACGAAAGAGAAGGTAAAGTTTCTTTTTCAAGTAATTTAGTTGGTAAACTTATTATATTAGAATATGTGTCAGATGGATTAGCTTTTGATTTAGATAGTAGAATACCTAAGATGGCTGAAGATGCTATGTATGCTTATATATTACACGCTTTGATATCTACTAGAATAAATCAACCAGAGTACATAGTTCAAAGACTAAGAAGAGAGAAAAGTTCTAAATTAAGAAATGCTAAAATAAGATTATCTAATATAAAACTTGACGAAATAGTTCAAGTGATGAGAGGTAAATCTAAATGGATAAAATCATAATACATGGCAGAGGCTAAAAATAGTTTCATCAAGTCTAAAATGAATAAAGATTTAGACGAGAGACTTATACCAAATAACGAATACAGAGACGCTTTAAATATAGCTGTTTCTAGATCAGAAGCAAGCGATGTTGGAGCTTTAGAGTCTATATTAGGTAACACTAAAGTTACATCTAACGAATATGACGACGCTGGTGAGGTGATAGGTTATTTTGTTGATGATGCTAACTCTCTTGTATATTATTTTAAAACAGACTGGACAGAAGTTAGTTTAGCCCCATCTACAGCTACTTGCCAAATACTAGTATACAACTCTTTGCTTAACACTACTAACGTTAAAGCTGAAGGTTATTGGTTGAACTTTTCAACACAAAGTCCAGTGTTAGGTATTAATTTAGTTGAAAACTTACTATTTTGGACAGATAACAGAAATCAACCTAGGAAAATAAATGTAGAACAACCTTCTACCTATTACTTTAATGAAGACCAAATTTCTGTAGCAAAGTTTGCGCCTATATTTCCACCTGAGTATTTAAATTTAAGAGCTCCTCTTATAAACAATTATTCGCCAGAGCTAGATACTTATCCTTCTACAATGACAAACGCTGCTGATCCAGACACTGTACCAGTAGGTGTATACGAGGTTAGTGACTCTAACTTAGCTGTAACTAGATATAGAAATGGAGATCCAATAGTTGAAGCACAGACCTTAGCTTCGTGGCAAGCCGCGGACACCGGTCAGTATGGAGCCTTTTGTTATTATGATGAATACATAGGAAATGAAGTGACTTATGGTGTTTTATACAACAAATACGCTGTAATGGATTCTAGAGGTTTAGCGCCTATAGGATTTACAATACCAACAACTGTACAATGGAATGGCATTATAGGTGCTGGTGGCGCTACTTCTAATCTTTTCAAAAGCACAACGCTTTGGGACAACCCACCTCAAGCAAACACAAATGCTAACGGAATGAATGTTAAACCTGGTGGTTGGAGACAAGCAGCTAACTCGAGTCAAGACTTTAGAGAGTTAACTACAAGAGCTAGGTTTTGGACGAGCGATGCTATTACTACAAACAATCTTTATGTTAACTTTAGTAACACTAACGCTTTACCAGTCACAACACTGACAAGTCCAGCATCTTACGGAATGTCTGTAAGAGTTATAAAAGAAGCAGGTTACAATGGTTGGAATGGAGATCCTGAGTTGTTAAAAGATAAATTTGTTAGATTTAGTTATAGATTTAAGTTTGATGACAACGAATACTCTATAGTAGCTCCTTTTAGTCAAGATGTTTTTATTCCTGAGCACCAAGGTAAATTTATTAACGATGATGAAACTCAAGCTTTTATTACCACTGTAGTTGAGTTTATGCAGAATAGCATTAACAATGCTGTGTTAAATATTAAGCTTCCTTGTATAGATATAATAAACAACTACAAGATAAAAGCCATAGAGATAATATATAAGGAGTCAGACAAGCAGGCTTATCAGATATTAGAAAAAGTAGATGTTGACGCTACATTTATAAGCAGTTTAAATTATACTAACGTATATCAATACAATTATCAATCTAAGCAACCTATAAAAACAATGCCGCAGTCTGAAACCACTAGAGTTTTTGACAAAGTGCCTGTTAGAGCTTTAGCGCAAGAGTCTAGTGGTAATAGAATACTATATTCTAATTATGTAGAAAGCTATACTGCACCATTAGGTTTAGATTATTACACTTCTGTTGCTGATAAATCCACTCAGCAATTTATAGAATATCCACAACACTCATTAAAGCAAAACAGAAATTATCAAGTTGGTATAGTTTTAGCAGATAAGTTTGGTAGACAAACGGATATTGTTTTGTCTAATTACGACGGTTTATTAGATGTCAATGGTGACCCTCAACCAGGTTCTAACGTGTTTTCTGATTACAATACCTTGCAATTCAATGGTAATGTATTAAACTGGCCTGGCGATACGCTTTCTGTAAACTATCTTCAACCAATACCAGAAAATTCTTTAACATCAGGTTATCCAGGTTCTTATGCTCAAGGAGAGTATTACGCTGTAAACATTGAAGATGGAACAAGCGGGACAGGTACTGGTGCTTTATATCCTTTTTTTCAAAGTGAAAGTTACCAATACTTTACCGCAAACACAACAACTTTAACAACAACGTTTTTTGCTTATTCTATTAAAGCTGTTGACTTTCAAAATAACGCTAATACTCTTAACGTATATGTTAATGAAGGTAATGGTTGGATACTAAAAACACTTAATTCTGATTATACTGCAAGTGTTAGTTTAGCTCACGTAAATGTTGTATTTGCCGCAGCTATAACCCCTGGTTTTAATGTTAAAGTAGAATTGCTGTTTGGACCTAATAGATACTATCAATACAAGTTAGGATCAGCTGGAGTACGTTCTGATGGAACTGGACTTATGTTTGACAACTTTCCTACAAATTATGATAGATGTTTTTCAGTTGGTAGAAAAATGTCAGGCCAGTATATAGACTACACTAATATAGTAACTGTAACACCATCTAGTTTAACGCCTATATATAATATAACTATACAGACTAAGGAAGAAATAGATGTTAAATATCTGTTCTCTAATACACCAGATCTTCAACAACCAGAACCTACTTTGTCGTCAAATATGACTCGTGCTACTTACGATATAAACGTAAATGGTTTTTATACTTACAAGTTTGGAGTAAAACAACAACAGCAAGATTATTACAATGTTTATTTACCTGGTATAGTAAACGGTTACCCAATTAAAGCCTCTACATTAGAAGAGGGAGAGACTGGTTTTATAACATTAATATCTGACAACATAAACAAAGTACCTAGAAACTTGCAAGATGTTGGTCCACTACAAGATCAATTTACATCTGATGAAACAATGTTTCCTAGAGTAACAAACATAGTTCCAGTAGTTGTAAATAGTTTTTCAACTCAAACAAAACAATTTGATCCCGCATTCTCGCCTGACTCAGTTGATTTAGTTGGGACAATAAAAGATGTGTTTCCTCTTTTAACCGGTGAGGGCAGCACCCCTCCTATACCAACAGCTGCAGGTGAGGTTAACCCGTATTCTATATATAATTTTAATACAAAACCTTACGTTGCTAAGCTTTCTACTAGAAAACCAGTAGGTTTGGATGAGCAACTGTACACTATACCTACAGGTAGTAATCCTTATCCGGCTAATTTAGGTTTAGCTGTTTATGAAACATCTCCTTTTGTATCGCAGTTAGAGTTATTTTACGAAACCTCTTCAGCACAACTTATATCTGATTTAAATGTTGATATACAAAATGAAAGTGGTGATATAAATGGATCTACTTTTTCAAGCGTATCAGTTTCTTTCTCTGAAAATGACGTTATAGGTAGCACTATAACAGGTAACTTTTTTCCAACAAGTGGTGGTCAATTAGTTACATCTGCTTCGTGTTCTATTGTGAATATTTTTTCTTACAATCCAACAACGCAAGCTATAGACACTAATATAGACTATATAAGTAGATTTAGTTTAGTGGCTGTTGGTAATGGTAGTTTTAATATAGCTACAGCTCAGGGGACTAATGATCCTAATGGGTTTTTTGCTGGTGGCAGTAACTCAAACTTGTATGATGTTACGTGGAGAGGTAAATTTGAAGTTAATCTTAGATGGAGTTTAGGTGGTGTTGATACTTTTGAAACTGTAACTTTACAATTACAAAACGATCCACCCGTTATAATTAACACTTTACCTCCTTTTACAATGCCTAACACTGGAGGATTGATAGTTGGTATGTACCCAAACGCAAGTGCGCGTAGCCTTAGCCCATTAGGTTTAAATGGTAGTGCTATAACATCCGGTGTTGGATATCCAACTAATGGTGATTCTGCAACTTTTAGTAGTAACAACGGTTGGGATATTGTAGGCGCTAGATATGTAAATAATTCTGGAACTACAACATATTGGGGCGTTTATCCTGGCAACTCTGGTACTTCTGGAAATATAAGTGATTTTGCAAGCATTGTGTATCAAGCTAATGTAACAGCGTCACCAGGCGTAAGTCCTACTAAGTATAGACAATTTGTATGTTCAGGTAACAGTACTACTGGTAACTACCATCAAGTAGGTTCTTATTCTTTATATTTTAGTCTTACAGATGATGTTGGAGCTGTTACGTATACTTATATGAGCTACACTGTTGGGGCAGCTAACTATACTGGTCAAGTAGTATATGCTTCTTACACACAAGGAAATCCAAGTCCAGCATACGCAGGTACTCAGTCAGATATATCACTAAACACTATTACAAGCTCAACCAATTTACCTATATGGCAAGGTCAAATTCAAAACTGGACAGCAAACGACGTAGATATATGGATTGCTTCTAGTAAGCAAAACCCTGGTTTTTGTGATATTAGAGGTTGTGTTGAAAACGGAGGTACATACCCTGATGGTACATTAGGTAGTGGTACTAACACTGTAGGTGGATATTTTGTCTCCGATGTAACCAGTTTTGGTTTAAATCAGAATACAGGTTTTACTGGTTCTTTTCAAAGAGTCGCTAGACTAGAAGGTCTTTCTAGAACTTCAACTCAAATAACAGAGGGAGTTAGCCCAGGTGAAAAAAATCCTACACCAACAACTAATACGGGTACTTACGATTTTCAACCTAGCGCAGCGGTTAACTTAAAAATAGAAATGATTCGAAATCAAAACTGGCCAGGTGTTCCTCCAACTGGTTATGCTGGTGCTATAGTTACGTATCTTCCTGCTGGTCAAACACCAACTATAAATAACCCAGGAACAAACTTAACTGAAGTTATAATGGCAGATCCACCATTCTATCCAAGAGGAGGTACTGGCATAACAGATCCAACCGTATTTCCAACAGTGGTTCCATCAGGTGGATTTGTAGGACCATAACCTAAATAATTTAAAAAACAAGTAATAATAAAAATATGGCTACAGCTATACCAGTAAAATATTATAACACATACGTTTTAAAAAAAATAAACAGACAGACTGGGCCTTCTAGAACTGAGTATGATTGGTATATTGAAGAATCTAGAATTAGAGGTGGCTATAACAACGTACAAACCGGGTTAGCTCCTAGAGCTTTTTTAGCTTCAGATGAAAACACCCAACAACTTTTAGCTAACTCCATTATATATTCTGGCGTTGTAAACTCTAGAACAGGTGTAAACCAAACAAATGTTTTTCCATCTGGTCAAGATATAACTAGAACTGTAGACCCATCAAAAGGTAGTATACAAAAACTATACGCTGAAGATACTAATTTAACTATATTTCAAGAAAGAAAAGTCAATAGAGCTTTAATAGATAAAGACGCTATATATACTCAAGAAGGTTTACCTGTGCAAACCACGTCTAATGTAGTTATCGGGGCTATACAACCTTACGCCGGTGAATTTGGAATTGCAAAAAATCCAGAGTCTTTTGCTGTATATGGTTACAGAAAGTACTTTACTGATGCAGCTCAAGGATCTGTTCTTAGGTTGTCTAGAGATGGTATAACAGAAATATCTAACTATGGTATGTATGACTTTTTTAGAGATCAGTTTGGTATATTAGAAGCTGGAAAAGCTATAGGTGGTTATGACATATACAATAAAGCGTATGTTTTGGCTTTACAAACCTCTACTTCAGGTTCACCGATAACCGTGACGTTTGATGAGCAAGTATTAGGCTGGACAAGCACATTGAGTTACATACCTAGACAGATGTTTAGTATACAAAATAACTTCTTCTCTACTAAAAACGGTTCTTTATATAAGCATTATGTTGAGTTTAATAACTCTGGTGGTGTTTTACCTAGAGCTAATTTTTATGGAGTTCAATATGATTCAACTGTTACTAGTATATTAAACACAAATCCTTCTCTAGTAAAGACATTTAAAACAGTTAATTATGAAGGTAACTTTAATTGGTCTATGGAGAGCTTTGTTACTAATGAAGATTCAGCAAATCCAATTGCAGTTTACAATTTACCAACAACTTTAGCTAGCATGGAGAGTAGTTTGTTTAAAAATGAATTTAAAAGAAAAGAAGATAAGTATTTTGCTAACTTAATAAATACTTCAGCAGCTACGGGTGGTGAGGTTATATATGGTAGATCAATATCTGGGGTTAAAGGATTTTTTGCAACAGTAAAGTTAAGAGCTACAAACACAGCTAGCTCAGGAACAAATGAGTTATTTGCGCTATCATCAAACTACTCTGAATCATCTTATTAAATAAAATTAAATGGAATTAACAGCAAGAAGATTAACTGAAAAAGACTATAATACTATCGTAGAATGGTGGAAGTCTTGGCCAGAGTGGGAACCTTTGTCACAAGAAATGTTACCTGAAAATGGTACAGGTGGAATAATAATAGAAAAAGAAGGTGAACCTATAGTAGCGGGTTTTTTATATGCAACAAATTCAAAAATAGCTTGGATGGAGTGGATAATATCAAATCCAAAATATATAATTAAAAAAGACAGAGAGCAAGCTATACTACTGTTAATAGATTCATTAGAGCAATGGGCTTATGATGGAGGTTTTAAATTAATACTTAGTATAGGTAGAAGCAAAAGTCTAATAGATAAACACAAGAAATTAGGGTATACGGTGGACGAAAATCCATCACACGAAATAATTAAAAAAATAAAATAATATGGCAGCAATAGCAGCAATTGGAGCTGGAGTTTCCCTTATAGGTGGAGCTGTGTCAGCAAATCAAGCGGACAAAGCAGGTAAAAGAGCCGGTAGGGCAGCGGCAAGAGCTCAACAAGAAATAGACAGAATAAAAGCTGAAAGAGTTCCCATAACAAATCCTTATGCAGGTAATAGTAATCTATCTAGTTTAGCTTCTAATTTAAGTGATATGATATCTAATCCTTTCGCTAGCATGTCTGTTGCCACTCAAGCCTCTGAAATACAAATGGAACAAGCTGATATGGCTTTGGCTAATTCTTTAGATACACTAGCAACGACAGGCGCGAGCGCTGGTGGTGCGACTGCTTTAGCGCAAGCAGCTTTAGCTAGTAAAAAAGGAGTATCAGCTAGTATAGAACAACAAGAAGTTGCTAACGAAAAACTAAGAGCGCAAGGTCAACAAAAAATGGAAATGCTTCAAATGAATGAAGAACAAAGAATACAAGGTATACAAATATCAGAAGGACAAAGAATGCAAACTCAAATGGCAGCTGGGGAACAATTTGTAATGCAAACAGAGGAAAACAGAAGTAACGCAGATTTAGCTAGAGCAGCTGGACAACAACAGCAAGCTATGGCAAATCAAGCTTCCGCTAATCAAGCAAAAGCTCAAGCGTGGGGTAGTGCTATATCAGGAGCGGTTGGTATGGCGTCGGCTGTTGGTACAGCTGGAGAGGGAACATTATTTAACCCATAATAAAAGTACAAAACATGAGTGCATACACTAATCCAACAATAATACAAGATTTATACGGTGCAAAAGCTTGGGCAGATGCATCTAGTCAAGTTTCAGCAGCTTTAGTATCTGGCTTTAAAGAAGTAGTAGATGCTAGAAATAAACAAGCTGACATAGTACAAAAGAAAAAAGAAATATATCAAAAATCATATATATCTGCAGAGCAAAAAGCTTTAGAAGCGTCAGAAGCTAACTTTATAAAATTAGAAAACGAAGGCGCTGATAAAGGTTTTATAGAGCAAGCAAGAGAGCAAGTTGAGTACGAAATGTATGGAGGTGTTTATGAATACAAAGGTTTTAAAAAAGACTATGGAATAGGTACCATAAAGATGGCTGCAGAGGTTAATTCAAATTTAGACTTAGACTCAGATACAAGAAAACAATACCAAAAGGCTATAGCAGGTCAACAAAAAACTTTTAATAACTTTGCTAAAGAAGCTGCAATACCATTAGCTGACAAAGATGATTTTGAAAAAGTAATTAGTGGTGAAGAAGGTTACTATTTATCTGGGACAGGAGCTGGACAATATACTAACTACTTAGTTGGTTCTAGTATATATAACAAACCTTTACCTAGTAACGTGGAAGTTACAAATAGAGCTTTTGAAAGAATACAAAACTCAAAAGGAGATTTTGAATCAATAATGAAGCTTTCATTTAAGATAAAAGCAGGAAGCCCAGAAGCGGCTTCTTATAGTGATGAAAGTAAATACCCTGTAGTTGACGGTTATATAAATGTTGATTGGAGCAGAAACCTATCTGACGGCAGTTGGGATGGTAATATTGCTAGACAAAATATAATACCTAAAATAGATTACAACGCACAGGCTAAAGAGTTTAATGTAGTAAAAAACGGGCAATTAAACAAGCAATATAAACATAAATTAGCAGGAACAAAAACAAAAGGAGATACCTTAGACCAAGTTAAATCTATGGAGTTTGTTAATGTAGAAGGAGCATTAAGCTCTATGAAAAATTTATTTAACGCTAAAGCAGGCACAATAACAAAAATGCTGCAAGGAAGTCCTACAGATCAACAAGATGCTTATAATTATTTAGAGTCCTTAGGTAGAGCTGGTATAGATTACGCTGATCAAATTAAATCTGGAAAATTCTCAGCAGAAGATGTTCAGCAAGAAATACTTGGATATATTAACGATGATTTTTTAACTCATTTTAACTTAGGTCAAGAAAGAGATCCTGCAACTGGAAAATTTGTTAATCAAAAAGTTAATGGATTAGAACTTCAAAAGAGAATGATAACGCAAGAGCAGATAGACGAACTTAAAGAAGCTGGCGTTGACGTAAGCAATGTTAAACCAGGTACAGAGCAATATTTTTACATAGAAGAAAGTGATGTTTCTAAACCAACTAGAAACCGAAATTATAACCCTAGTGGAAAGTTAACTGAAAAACAACAAGACAAAGTTGATTTTGCTGAAGACGTTGCTAATAACCCTGAAAAATTTAAAGTAATGAGAACAATACCTGGATCAGGTGGTAGAAAAATAAAATTAAATGATGATGGAACTTATAAAATTTATGATAAAGAGAGTAGTCCTGTTCCAGGAAGAACTAGCGTAACCAAAGAAGAGTTAATGAAAATTTATCCAATTAAGAAAAAATAAAATGGCAATAGATCCTATTTACATACACCCAATCTTAGGTGAACTAACACTTGCTGAGGTACAAGACAACGCTAATTACGAAGAAATGTCTTTAGAAGAATACGTAAGTGCTTTTAATTTAAAGATAAAGGAAAAAGAACCAGTAGGAACAGGTACGGTGTTAAGACCTGAAGAGGGAAAGCCAATAGTTGTTGCAGGAGAGAATGTACCTGTAGCAACGGAAATAAACGAGACATTCGCTTTGGAATCTCAGTTGGAAGATATTTTATCGGAATACGAAAAAGTTGAACCAGGAGGTATATTCGGTGACAAATACAATGGCACTAGAGCAGGTAAGATGCTTCTTGATGAAAGATATTCTAATATAAGAAGTAAGTTAAAGAAAGCATATCAAGGTTCTAATATGGACATAAATAAACCTATGTCTATTATAGATAAAAGCGAGGAAGAGGTGCAGGAGTTTTTAATGGATGCTTATCCAGGTGTTTTTATAGAGCAAACAGGTGTTAGAAATGCTTTAAACATAATACTACCAGGAACAGACAAACCAATAGAATTAGATTTACAGCCTTTTACTTTAGACGGTAGAGACGAAGCTGTAGATGTTTTAAAAAAATTAGATCAAGTTTACAACAGCCAAACAGACGAAGAACTTATTATTAACACTGTTGGTCAACTAGCTGATGTGCTAGATGAAACAAAAGACGATAGAGCTATAAACAAAGCTTTAGAATCTACAGGTTATAGCGTGTCTATAAATCAATCAAGTGGTTCTAGAAAAGATGGAACATATCAGCCTTATTCTTATAATGTTTTAAAAGATGGGGTTATTGTTCAAGAAAAGCTAGATGTTAATAAGTTAAGATCTTTTATGAAAGAAGGTCTAGGAGATGAAGGTTATGAATCTATAAAGAAAAGTAGTTACGAAGCAACTAGTAACTACTTAGAAACTAAGGCTAGAGAAGTCAAAGCCGAAGAAAAAATAATAAAATCTAATAAATCTTTAGATTTAGAGTATTTTAAAAACACGTATGCAGAAGATATAATAGCAAACGTAAACCAGGTTTTACCAGAAGGTTTTAGCGAGGAAGAGCAAGACCAAATAAGAGAGTACATGGAAAGCAACGCTATAGGCGAAATGGTTTATAATGCTAAGCTGGATAAAATGATTAAAGTGCCAGGTAAAATAGATGACGACATTATTAGAATGAGAAACTGGCGTGGTCTACCTGAAAATATTGTAAATAAAATAGAGCAAGCTGGAGGTGAGGATTTTATTAAAAAAATGTATATTGCTGGTATTAAAGAAGTAAAAAACCAAGAATTACTTGACAGATCTTCTACTATAGCAGAAAAAATAATGGCTAACTCTGGTGATCAAAACTTAATTAGATTAGGTCAAGGTGTTGCTAAAATTGAAAAAACAAAGTTTGACGAAAGAATAAAAGCTCAAGTTAAAGAACTTCCTAATATACAAAAAAAGTTTATTGATATATTAAGTGCAAAAGCTAAAGAAATTTCAAATAACTCACCAGAGGGAACTGAAATTAGTATAGAGTATACTCCAAGCGGTGAAGCTATATTCTCAGTTTCTAACGATAGAAATCTTAATTCTGAAGAGGGTAAAAAACTTAAACAGGCTCAGTCAGAAATGTACAAGCTACAAAATGATTTTGCAAATCTTCAAACAGATTACTCAGCTACTATAGAAAATATGCAGAGAGAAGTTTCGGAGTTTTACGCGGCTAACCCTGCTGATGCTGATGTTTTTAGAAACTCAATGAAAGAGTACGGTATAGGTGGTTTGTTAGCTAAAGATGTTAATGATGCTTTTGCTGGAATACTGTTAGCAGCACCCACTTTGGTTAACGCTGACTGGGCTGTAGAAGCACAAAGAAGATTAAACGCTAAAAATGAATATTTTGAAAAAATGGGTAGTTACGATGACGGTAACTTTGGTACTTATTTTTTTAGAACACTAGGCCAGCAGTCTGCTAATATTACTTTAGCTATAGCTACTGGTGGTATTGGTTCAGCAGCAGGCTTATCTTCCGCTATGACAGCTAATGCTATTGGTGGTTTATTTGGTTTGTCTTCAGGAGCTCAAACTTATCGTGATCTAAAAACACAACAACAAATAGTTGGAACAGCTGACAAGCAAGCTAAAATAGCTTTAAATGCTTATGAGAGTGGCATAATAGATTTATATACTTATACTAACACTATGAGAGATATAAACAAAACAAAAGCAATGAGCGAAATAAGCGATGCTCAAATTGTAAACTCTTCGTTAGCTAATGGTATAATCGAAGGTACTGTAACTAGGTTTTTAGGTACAGCTCCTAACACTATAAAACTTTTAAAAGACTTTAAATCACCCACGTCCTTAACAAGTATAGCTCAAAATTTATACGCAGGTAATTATCAAAAAGTAGCAAGTTTAATAGGTAAACCGTTGTTAGTTAGAGGTGCTGGTGAGCTTGCTGAAGAAGAGTTAATATATGGTGGTCAACAGTTTATAACAGAATATGGTATACTTGATAGAGAACTAGATCTTAGCGCTTGGGACGACACTGCTATGTCTACTATAATAACACTAGGTGTTTCTCAAAGCCCAGGTGTTGCTTATTCTGGTATGGTAAATTATAATGCTACTAAAAAGTTTGAGCAGAAAATAAACAAACTTAGAATAAACAACAATGAGCTTAGCACTTTAATACAAGATTCTAAATTAGATGATAAACAAAAAAAGCTGTTATTGTCTGACATGGCTTCAAATCTTCAAGAGCAAGGATTAGAACTAGACAGGTTAGGTGTAGATATTCTTGGTCGTGATGTTAACGATATAAAAAGATTAATAGGTACTGAGTTAATAAAGTCACAGCTTTTATCACAAGCAGGGGTTATGCCTGGTATGTCTGACGTTGACAAAGCTGAGGTTATAAATTCATATAAAGAGTCTTTAAGTAAGGAGCAAGCTAAAGTGTTTGAAACTCAATTAAATGTGTTAGACAGTCAAACTAAAGACATAAAAGAAAAACCAACCAGTACTAAAAAAGCTAAAGAAAGCTTAGGTGATTTATGGACTAATAACAATAAGTATTTAAGAAAGGTAAATAAAGATAACTATAAATCCAAATCTACTGAAGACCAAATAGTAGCTGTGATAAATCATGTAAGAGAGAGCGTTAGCAGAGAAAGTAAAAGAGCAGCAAAAGCAAATCCTGAGATTGTAGAGATTGTTGAAAACGAAACTATAAACGATAAGCCTTTAAACAATAAACAAAAAGAATCTAGATATAAAGAGCTTGGAGATCAAATGGCTTTAGACAGATCAAGAGCTATTTCCGTGGCTGAAGGTGTAAGTGCTAAAGCTAGTGATATATTTGCAGATATAAAAAGTGTAAAATTTGTAGAATATACTACAGAAGAAGAACTAAAAGAAGCACTTGAAAATCAAGGTGTAGATGTTAATTCTGAAGAGTATAAAAACGCTGTTTCTAAATTCAACAATGGTGAAACTTATGGCGCTGTAATGGGTAACACTATAATAACACAAGATAAAGATCAAGCAGCAAAAGATTTAGATAAAGGCCAAATTAAAGCTGGAACAGTTATACTACATGAGTTTTCTCATATAGTTGATGATGCTCGTATAAAACCTGAAAACAGAAAGTTATACGCTGAAAACTTAGCCGCGGCAGCTGCTAAAACAAACAATAAAGCTATAGAAGCTGTAGATAAAAGCGTTAGAAACATGCTTGACAATCTATATGCTGATGAAAACTTGACTTTTGAGAATAGTGAAAAGTACAGAGATGAATATACTAAGTATATGCAAGAGTATCTGTATGCTTATGAAGATGAAGTACAGATAGAGCAAGAAGATAGTTTTATGACTAGAGTGTTTAACAACACTAACCCTAACAAACTTAACACTCCAGAAAAAGCTTTAAGCTATTTAGCTGCTAATAACGCGGCATTTAGAGCTGGTAAGGTAAGTAAAAAAACCAAAAAAGCTTTACAAGAATTTGAGGGTAAAGACACTAAGTTTTCAGATAAATCTACAGTAAACAAATTAGCTGTTGAATATAAAAATGATCCTAACTCCTTTAACACAGGTGATAAATATTTTGACTTCTTTACTCAATATCAATCAGTAGCTTTAGATGCCATGGGTTACAATGTTGCTAAAGGTGATATACTAGCTGATGAAGCATCTCAGTTTGTAGCTACAGAATTTGAAAGCGTTATAAAAAATTATAAACCTGTAGATAAAGATGGTAATAAACAAGCTTTTACTACATACGTATTTAACGTATTTAAAGCGGGTAGAGCAAACAAGTTTTACAAACAAGAGTTTGCACCTAAAGATTTCAAACAAACTAGAATAGGTGTAGGCTTTGATATAGCTGCGCAAGATTCTAACGAGACGCTAGAAGAAAGAGAAGCTAGAGAAGCTAAAGAAACAGTATCTAAAATAGATCCTAGGAAGTTTAAAATTGTAAGTCCAGATATTAAAAAGCTTGAAAACTTAGTTAATATATCTCAAAGTGATATAGCTCCTTTTAACGCTGACTTTAAATCTATAAGTAGTAAATTTGGAACTAAAATTGCTTCGTCTATTTATAACATATCAGAAGGTAAGCTTGATAAAAACGCAAACTTAACTTACGCTAAAAAAATAATAAACGGTATACCTGAAAGCTCTGAAGCAGGTAGAATACAAGACGACTTTAGAAACGATCAAGAGGTTAGAAAGTTTATAAAACTATTACCACCTACAAATGTAACTTCAAAAGAATCTGAGGTTGGGACTAAAGGAGAAAAAATTCTTGTATCTAAAGACGTTCAAGGTAGATCTATAGGTTTAAAAGGTAGAGTATTAAATTATTTTTACGCTGACAAAACGGGTGAAAGATCATCTGGATTAAGCAGTCAACCTTTTATAAGAAGATTAAAACCTGAATTTACAGGTAATATTTCTACTCAAACTATTAAAGATCTTCAAGAAGCTATGGGTATTACTCCTGCTGGAGAACTAAATAGGTATGATAGAAACATAGGTACTTTTTTAAGTGGTATAGCTAAACTTAAAGGTTCTATAGTAGCTAACACTATAGCTAGAGACAAAGCCTCTAAGTTAAATCAAAAATCCTCTAGATCACCTAAACAAATACAAGCAGACATAGGTGCTGGTAGATCTGATATTCAGTTTAGTGAAAAGGTAAAAGGCATACTAGCTAACCCAGTATTTAAACTAGAGACAAGAGGTGTTGATGGTTTACTTAAAGCATATGGTATAGATGGTACTTTTAAATTTAAAACAAGAGAAGACGTAGATAAATATGTAGCTGAAGTTAAAAAGAATTTACTACCTTTAATGCCAAGAGCATTTTGGTTTGGAAAAGGTGGTGGAACTGTGTTTACCCCAACATCTAAAGTTTTAGGTAAAAATGAAAAATCTTTATATTATGATTATTATGTAGATCAGATGAAAGCTTTAGGTAATTTAGATCTTAATCCTAATCAAAAGTATGGAGCGCCTATAAAAGGTGTTAGTGATTTTTCAGTGTCTGGTTACGACACGCTTTTTAAGACAAAAGAAATTATAAAAGCAAAAGTTAAATCAGGTGATATAGCTGCTTTTAATAGAAAAGTGGGTAAAATCCATCAAGCTATGTGGTATAGATTTAATAAAGCTATACAGTCAAACAAGGAAAATGCTAAAGTAATAGGTAATTATCTAAAAATAACAGGTAGTGACACTGGACACTGGCACAAACTTGGAGCTCAATTTGTGGGTTACTCTAATAAAATTACAGGTAGCAGATTTGAATACGAGCATGCTATGCCTGCTACATCCGCTTATTTGTATTTATTAGATGTTTCATTATCTAAAAGTGCTTTTGAAAGTGCTTATGATTTTGTTATAGATAACTACAAGTTAATATCATTAGATAAAGCTATGGATAAAAAGCTTATAGCTGTAGGTCTTCGTAGTGAAATGCCAATTGGTTGGAACTTATTAAACAACAAATGGTACGATAGATATTTTAGCGAACTAGTAGCTACTGTTGATGGAGGTATAGATCCAAGAGGATTAATAAGCATTGATGGTACTAATTTTCAAGATAAATATAATATAAATGCAGATGGTAGTCCTTACATTAGAGGCACGTTTAAACCAGAAGCTAAATCACAAGTTAAAAAAGATAACATAGCTGACAAAGCTATGAAAAATGCTAGAAGTCCTAAGTACTCTGAGAAAATTAAAAAAGCTAGAGTGTTTGATTTTGATGATACATTAGCTCAAACAAAAAGTAACGTTTTATATACTATGCCTGATGGCACAAAAGGTAAAATAGATGCTGGTACGTTTGCTAAAGACGCTGGTAGAATGGAAGCAGAAGGAGCTGTATGGGATTTTTCTGAGTTTAGCAAAGTCATGAATGGTAAGAAAGGACCGCTATTCGATGTAGCAAAAAAGATACAAGATGCTAGAGGATCTGAAGATATATTTGTATTAACAGCCAGACCACAAGACGCAGCTGGCCCTATTAAAGAGTTTTTAGGAAGCTTAGGTTTAAACATACCTTTAAAAAACATAACTGGATTAGCAGATGGTAGGCCTCAAGCGAAAGCAGATTGGATGCTAGGTAAGTTCGCTGAAGGGTATAATGATTTTTATTTTACAGACGATCATCTAGGCAATGTTAAAGCCGTTAAAGATGTGTTAAGTGTTTTAGATGTTAAATCTAAAGTACAACAAGCTAGAATAAAGTTTAGCGAAAAGCTTAGTGACGAATTTAACTCTATGATAGAAAGAAACAAAGGTGTTGATGCTAAAGCTACTTTTTCAGATGCACTAGCTAGAAGAAGAGGTCAAAAGCAAAAACGTTTTTCTTTCTTTATACCACCGTCAGCTGATGACTTTAGAGGTTTAACAATGTACACGTTTGCTGGAAAAGGTAAACAAGGTGAAGCTGATCAAGAGTTTTTTGATAAAGCATTAATAAAACCCTACATGAGAGGAGTTGGAGCTGTAGAGCAAGCAAAGCAAAGGATAACGAATGATTACAGAGCTTTAATAAAAAAGTATCCAAAAATAAAAAAGAAACTAAGAAAGAAATTTGAAGGCACAAAGTATACGACAGATGAAGCTGTGAGAATATTTTTATGGGACAGAGCTGGGTTTACTATACCAGGTTTAAGTAAAACAGATCAAGCAAAGATTGTAAACTTAGTATCTAAAAATGAATCTATGGTGCAGTTTGCCGATGGAGTTGAACTAGTAACTAGATTAGATACTTTTGTAGAGCCAAATGAATTTTGGGACGCTAGCACTATAATAGGTGATTTAAGTAGAGTTGGTAGAGATGTTAATAGAAAAGAATACTTAAGCGAATTTATAGAAAACGTAGATATAATATTTTCACCAAAGAACTTAAACAAAGTACAAGCAGTATATGGATTTAGAGTAAGGGAAGCTTTAGAAGATTCTATACGTAGAATGAAGAGTGGTAATAATAAAACTAGTGGTGGTGGAAGATTAGTTGAGTCGTGGAATAATTGGGTTAACAACTCTGTTGGTGCTATAATGTTTTTCAACAGAAGATCAGCACTGTTACAGTTAATGTCTTCTGCTAACTTTATTAACTGGTCAGACAACAACCCAGCACAAGCTGCTTTAGCTTTAGCAAATCAACCTCAGTATTGGAAAGATGTTATAAGGTTATTTAACTCAGATAAACTAAAACAAAGAAGATCTGGATTAGAAGGTGATATACAAGAAGCTGAAATTGCTCAAGCATCTAGAAAAGGTGGAATGACAGGTGTTATATCTTACTTGCTTAAAATAGGTTTCACACCAACACAAATAGCGGATAGTATAGCTATATCTACAGGTGGTGCAACTTTTTATAGAAATAGAATTAATACTTATAAAAAGCAAGGCTTTGAAGCAGATGAAGCGGAAGCAAAAGCTTTTGAAGACTTTAGTGCTATATCGGATGAGACACAACAGTCTGCAGATCCAATGCTTATATCGGGTCAACAGTCTAGTGTTTTAGGTAGATTAGTTTTAGCTTTTCAAAATACACCTATGCAGTATACTAGGTTAATTAAAAAAGCTGGTCAAGATCTTATAAACGGAAGAGGTAGTAAAAAACAAAATATATCTAAAATACTATACTACGGAGCTATACAAAACTTTATATTTAACGCATTACAAAACGCGTTGTTTGCTTTAGTGCCAGGATTCGATGATGAAGACGAAGATTTTGCAACAGATAAAGAAAAAGAAAAATACGACGAAAAGAAAATTAGAAGTGAGGAAAATAAAATAGCTAGAATAGCTAATGGTATGGTTGATTCAATTGTTCGTGGATCTGGTTTAGCAGGTGCAGTTGCTGTTACTATTAAAAACACCATAAGAGAGTTTATTGAGTTTCAAGAAAAACCTCAGTTTTCTAGAGAAAACGCAGACATAATACTAGCAGCTCTTCAGATATCACCACCTATAGGCTCTAAAGCTAGAAAAATAAACGCAGCGCTACAAACCTTGCAATACGAGAAAGATGTTATAAATGAAAGAGGTTTTGATGTTATGATAGATGGTAAGTTTCAGTTAAGCCCTACATACAATATGATAGGTTCATTATCAGCTGCAACACTTAATTTACCTTTAGATAGAGCTGTAGATGAAATTAATTCTATAACAGAAGCTTTAGATACTAGAAATACACAATGGCAAAGAATAGCATTAGGTTTAGGTTGGAGATCATGGGATACAGGTGTTAAAATCGAAGAGCATGATTTAATAAAAACAAAAGCTAAAGCGGCTAGAAAAGAAGCTGGTAAAATAAAAGCTAAAGAAACTAGAAAAATAAACAAGCAAAAAACAAAAGAGTATAAAGCTTACAGATTATTAGTTTTAGAATCGGTTCCAGATAGTGTTCTTGAAATGATTTACTCAGAAGAAAGAAAAACAGGTAAACCATACCCTGCTTTTAAACTTCAAAAAATATATGATAAATATTCAGATTTAAAATGAGAACAATAGACAAAATAATAATACATTGCTCTGCTACACAGGAAGGTAGAAATTTAGATGCTGCTGAAATAAATAGATGGCACTTAAAAAGAGGATGGAGTGGAATAGGTTACCATTACGTAGTTTTACTAGATGGAACTATAGAGTATGGTCGCTCTATATACAAACAAGGTGCTCATGTTAAAAATGAAAATAAAGGTTCTATAGGTATTTGTTATATTGGAGGCGTTGAATCAGAACGTGGTTCTAATGGCAAATGGATAGCTAAAGATACTAGAACACCTGAACAAAAAGAAAGCTTACTATTGCTTCTTAAAACATTAAAAAAAATGCATGCTAACGCTACTATACATGGGCACAACGAATTTGCTGCAAAAAGCTGCCCATGCTTTGACGCTTATAAAGAATATTGTAACATATAAAACTAAAAAAATGATAGATAGAATAATAGGAGGACCCGCTAAAAAGAAAACAACATGCTGGAAAGGCTACAGTAATATTGTTAACGGAAAACCACAGTTTAAAAAGAAAGGTGATAAAATGGTTCCTGATTGTAAACCTACTAAAAAGAAAAAGTAATGGCTACAGACAAGAAAACGTTAGCTTGTAACAAACCAAGAAGAACACCTAGTCACAAGACTAAGTCACATATAGTTAAAGCATGTGAAAATGGTAGAGAAAAAATAATTAGGTTTGGTCAACAAGGAGTAAGTACAGCTGGTAAGAAAACAGATTCTAAATCAAAAGCTAGAAGAGCTAGTTTTAAAGCTCGCCACGGAAAAAACATAGCTAAAGGTAAAATGAGCGCAGCTTACTGGGCTAATAAAGTTAAATGGTAATGAGAGACAAATTAAGAAATATTAAACCTTTTCATTTTGGGCCAGCACAGACGCCTCAAGATGATTACAAGTTTGCTACAGAAGATCCACCTGCTACTATAAGTATGCCTACCCCAGACGACAGTGTTTTTAAGCAGCTAGGAACCTTACTTAGTAATCCATTCGATGGAGTAAGAGCTTTGGTTAACCAAACAAGAGGAGGGATACGTGAATCACTTGGCATGAGAGATGAAGGGGATAGAGATGGAGTTTACGGTAGTCTTTCTAGTTTAAGAAGAGCAAATGAATCCAAAAATGAAGAGGTCAAAAGTGAGTTAAAAAGAAGCTCAGCTTTTAATACAGCATCTCAAATAGGTGCATTGGCAAGTGGAGCGGTATTAACGGCGTCAACAGTAAACGATTTAATACAAGGAGATCCTAAAGCAGCACTTTTAAAGAAAGCTAAAGTAGTCAAGCCCATTTACAACGCGGTTAAAAAAGTTAGTAATAATCCAACTAAATCTTTATTAGGTTTATATTATGGATACAAAGGAGTTAAAACAGCAAAAAATATTAAAGATCAAAATCAATAAAACAATGAAAAAACTAATAGATAAATTACAGCACTTCTGGAATAAATTATTATATAAATTAATGTTTAAAAAATATAGATAATGGATGCAGGCCAGATAAAGTTATACGTTATAAACGCCTCTACTCTTGGGGTAACTACATTTACAACATTAGAGATGGGTTTAAAAATATTACTATTAGTAGTCACTATAGGTTACACCATAGACAAATGGTTAAAGCTTAGAAAAGAAAGGAACAAAAAAAAATAGGCGTACCATACCTAAAGTTCCTGTAACCAGAAAGGGCCCTCATTACGAGAGCCCTTTTTTGATATGTATAGATTATTGAATTTTTTATACCTATTAGTTATTGTATGTATAAAAAAGTCATAACTTTTAGCCTTTAGTAAACATATATGCTTACTTTTGCTTCATATTGTAAACGTATACGCTTACTATCCATCACAAGCTAAACAATCTTCACTCATTGCTTGTTGCGCTATATCACCACGTAAAACAGATTCAGTTCTAGTGTAGTATAAGGTTTTAACTCCTTTTTTCCAAGCCTCAAAGTGTACTTTGTTAAGCCATTTAGGTGTTGCAACACTTGGAAAAGCTAAGTTTAAGCTAACTGATTGATCTACGTACTGCTGCCTTAGTCCGGCTTGGGTAACGAGTTCCAGCTGATTGATCTCTTTAAATGTTTTAAAAACTTCTTTAGATGGTATGTCATGCCCCATTGTAATATCGTCAAGTTCAGATAAGCCTTGAACGCTACCACCGTCAGCCAGGATCTTGTTCCATATTTCTTCATTGTTTAGTTTATGTTTTCTTAGTAGTTTAATTAATGTTGGGTTTTTCCTAATGAAAGTCCCCTTCGCACTCTGCTCTGTAAAAACATTTGCAGCCCACGGCTCAATACCTGGAGAAACATTGCCACTAAGCTTACTATTAGAAACAGTAGGAGCAATAGCACGGAGATGAGTATTACGCATACCGGTACCAACACACCATAAAGGCTCTCCATAAATTTCAGCAAGATCTCTTGAGGCTCTTTCACTTTCGATTTTAATCTGTGAAAATATTTTCCTAGTTTCAAACTGAGCAAGTAAGCCTTCAAAAGGAATACCTTTTTCTTGGAGATACGTGTGCCATCCGAGTACACCCAACCCAAGCGCTCGTCCTTTTTGAGCAGAACGAACGGCATTTTCAAAACCTCTAAGTCCTTTTGCTCTTTGTATAAATTCCTCCATAACCCCATCAAGAAACCACGTAGCGTGGTATATAAGATTAGTGTCTTTCCATTCTTCATATTTAGCTAAGTTTAATGATGATAAACAGCATACAAAACTGTGATTCTCATCTGTTGTTAATGTTATCTCTGAGCATATGTTAGTCATATGTACTTTCAATCCATTATCTTTATATGCTTTTGGATTTGCTTTGTTAACATTTCCTTTAAACATAATATACGGTTCTCCAGTTGCTTTTCGCTTTCTAAGTAATTTACTCCATCTAGATCTTGCCTCCTTATCTCCTTGT